GTATCATTTCTTTCGAAAAATCGTGGCTAGGTTGAAAAAGGAATTCATATATGGGTTTTTGTGAAGCTGAATCTGCCAGTTCTAAATCTGCAATCACTATAGGGTTTAATGAGTGTATTTGTTCAACCGGTTGGTATTGGATGGGTAATTTGAAAGAAGGGAAACTAGAAACGTGGGTATTATTAGAAGGGTCCTCGGTGGCGGAGAGGGTGTCTTTCAAATCACTTTTATCTTCACCTAAAAATACATTTACTCCCATTTTTATCATAATATCATCTAACGGTGTTTTTATAATATCCATACTATATTACAAATAAATATTGTATAGATATATGTTATTTCCCAAATACATTTATATAACGCATCCATGGGGGGGGCTTATTGAAAAATCCGGAGAGCGACTGAAAGGAGCTCGTAGGATTTCTTTTATATTCCGGAGAACGACCGCAGGGAGTTCGTAGGAATATTGAAAAATCCGGAGAGCGTCACATACTACATACTTTTCACCCCCCTCCCCAGTTTATCGCGTATTTCCATTAGGTCAATATCTGGTATTCGGTTCGACCCCGGAACATATCGTACTAGTTTCGCGTTTTTCGTATTCAGTAGCATAAACTGCATATCCACATTCTGGGTATATTTCGCTTCTACGGCTCGTCTGCGTTCTTCTTTATTTCTTTCCGGGTAAAAGTCCGGGTCGATTTTGTAATTCTTGGGTCGAATTTGTTCTTTCTTGTATCTTCCGGTTTTCCCGCCAGCGCCTTGACATAATTCCACATCTTTGGATATAGGTGACCCGGAATTCAAAGAAAACAGTTCTGCGAAATCTGGGTGACTATTTCTGAACTTTGATGCCTGGTAATAATGTTCTACTGAAGCATACTGTTTCCCATCCAACGTGAATTTCGCCCCCGTCCAACTATCATCCAACTTTTTACGCCAGTCATCTATTGTAGCGAGTGTCGAAAATTCTCCTATTTTCTCTTTGGGAACCTCTTCTTGGGAACCTTTACCTGGGTATAATTTCTTGTTGCTCCTTGAATAAAACATAAACACTATTTTGGGGTCATACAGGTTTTCATAACCATTCATAGCCATATCTTCTTCTTCCTTTTCGTTGTCTTTCGGATTTCCTTCATCTGGGTCGATTTCCAGTTTCAGTTTCAAGTCGCGGAACTCTTGAATGAGGTAGTATATACCCGAGTTACGTTCTAAACACCGTTTAATGACCAATATTTTGATATGATAAGGTATTTCACTATATTTCAGTATTTTCTTGTCTCTATAACTGACGAGTTCATAATGGTTGCCGCTGTAAGTAGTGATGATATAGTATTCGGGGTTAAATACTCCTCTTGTTTGGATTTCTTTGTTAATCTCTCCGCAGTTCAGGACGTTATTCAAGTCGTTTTCATTGTAATATACCTCACTCAATATAATCATCTTGACATTTAGTTTCTTTTCGATGATAGAAATCGCCCATTCATTTGCCCAAAAGTCAGAAGTTTGTATATATGCCTTGAATTTGTCTAGTGTGGTGATGTCATCGAGGTTACCAGTAGTACTCTGTATCAAACTCTGTACTTCATTCTTCTGGGCGGAGAGGTCTTGGTGTCTTTTCTTCAGTGTTTTTACTTCATTTATGAGAATTTCTTTTTGTTTCTGGTCGGTTATTTTTTGAGAACGTTGTTTCAAGTCTACTGCGATAGTGTGTTTGATTTGTTCCATTTCTTTCTTGAAACTGCGAACTTCTTCTTTTAAATTCAAATATACCATTTGGTACTGTTCGAATATTTCCGAGTCTGCTTCTTCGGCTACCAGTCTACGGAGTTTTTCAACTGTTGTAATACGTCCTATTTGAGCGAATGCATGTACAACAGTGGTAAAGAAACAGTCCCCGTCCCCTGGAATAGAATGTATTTGATAATAGGGGTTTTTAAAGAACTTTTGTATCCAGTTACTTTGCGAATTATTCGCGAACTTGGATTTTATTTCTTCCGCTTCTTCCTCGGTTTCTTCGGGGAGAAGTGCGGAGGGCAGTGTACTTTCTACATTCATTATGAATATGCTTCCTTTTTTCTCCGGAGGGATGGGTTTCTTCGATGCGGGAGGTAGTTTTAATACATTGTCCTCTTCTTCCTCCTCATCCACATCCCCGTCCTCCTTTTCGTCACCCTTCCCGTCCTCCTTGGGAGGTTTCTTGGTCGTGTCCCGGGTAGAATCTATTGTTTGGTCGATTATTTTAGATGCAATCAACCCAGCGGCATTTTCTAAGTAACTTTCTACCGTTGTTTTACTAGATTCTATTAGTTTGTCTGAAAAGTCGAATAAAATAGGAGAACCCATCTTATTAATATCTATATCTCCGTCTTCGTCGAGGTTAATAGCCCCTGTTTTAGGGTCGTTCAATTTGGTTTCAAAGACTCCAATACATCCTTCTATGGCGTTTGTTAAAGAAACCATATATATGGGATAATATACCACATTTTTGGAAGAGAATGTATATTTCGGTTTTCCAAGTGCTATAAGAATATTCTTGTCTTCCCCAATATTTAACTCGTATAGTGAGGATTCATGTCCTTTGTCTTCTGGGTCTATTGTTCTATGTTGACTGAATACTACGGATGTATTGATTCTCGAAGAAACCATTGTTATTATAGTTATTTACTGATATTGTTATATAGTATTATTTATTATATATCAATATTCCTACGAACTCCTTACAGTCGTTCTCCGGAATATAAAAGAAATCCTACGTCGTGGCCTTCGGCCACTCCTACGGATTTTTCAATATTTCTACAATCTCCTTACAGTCGTTCTCCGGAATATAAAAGTATTTCTACGAGCGACCCCATTGGGGGCAAAGCCCCCCAGTGACCCCCCTTTTGCTTCTTACTTTTGGGTAGGTATAGCCTGGCCAAAAGTAAGATTCATTCGCTCTCCTGATTTTTTCAGCAACCCGACTTATAGTAAATCATACAAGTCCTTCATTTTGAATATAAAACGCGTAGATAAACTCTTTTGTTCTTTCACCTTCAAAGTAGTAAAACTACAAGTCTGATGAATAATATTATCCCAACGTACATCGTTCAAAGAACCAATCGTTTCATTTCCCAAAGAAATTAGGATATACAATATTTCCCCCAGTTCGTCTATTTCATTTGTACGCCCCTCTTCCTTAATATACTGTTGGATAAGTGTTTGAAAAAATTCGGTCAATTCTATAACTACGAGAGGGGGTATGACCCCGCGATTCAGTAGCATAATAATAAATGTAGTAATTGCTTTTTTACGGTCACCCTCTTTGGTAAATTCGCAGTATTTTTCATAATTGGTATTTGGGTCACAGTACGAAAACGTCTGTATCGATTCTTTGAAATTGTGAATGAATGTATTTAATATATTCGTATAAATGTCACCGTATTTATCGATGAGTTCTTTGTATAAAGTGGCATATATTTCAGTAAAGAATCGATTTGAACTAGATATATCAAAGATGAACTGTGCGATTTTATGCATAGGGTCTACTATATCATGTTTACTATCTGTTCCGTTACGCTCTCGTTCTTTATCATTTTTATAACACTTTGTTGTAGATGTTTTATTATTCTCCTCTTCTAAAATATTCATACTAGCTCCGGATTTTTCAATATTCTGAAGAGCGACCGAAGGGAGCTCTCCGGAATATAAAAGAAATCCTACGTCGTGGTCTTTGACCACTCCTCCGGATTTTTCAATATTACCATTTACTCCATTCTCTCGTTCTCCGGAATATAAAAGAAATCCTACGTCGTGGTCTTTGACCACTCCTCCGGATTTTTCAATATTACCATTCACTCCATTCTCTCGTTCTCCGGAATATAAAAGAAATCCTACGTCGTGGTCTTTGGCCACTCCTCCGGATTTTTCAATATATTCAACTAGTTCTATAATCTTATCTCTTTGAGTCTCGTAATTTTTCTTTGTCATTTTATTAAGAATAACCCGTATTTCATTAATGGTCTTATCGATACCTTCCTTCGATTCTATTTTGGTCGGTTTAAAATCACCGATTGTTTCAACATACTTCACCCATTTCACGTCAGTAGTCGTTTCTCCTTCTTTCAAATGCGATGAGGTGGTTGGTTGTTTATGTTGGTTTTTACTATTCTTTACTGGAAATGGATTTTTCGATGAACTACTAGGAGGGTGACTTCCAGTCTTGCTCCATTTTCCATCCCCCTTTTCAACATGGTTTTTCTGATATAAATGGTTGCCGTATTTATTTTTATATTTGGATTCATCGTGTGTATTTGACTGAGACTTGAGTGCCACTTTTTCATGTGCTTTCTCTTGTTGATATTGTAGTATAGAAAGTTCAATGCTTTCCACATTGAGTGATTTTTCTAAACAGGTCAATAAACTTTCCGTTTCTTTGGTGAGGGGAGATACTCCGTTTACTTTTATATAATTTTCAAAGTCTTGGATAGTTAAATACATTTGGTAGTTTTACAGTATAATAGAAATAAAAAGGTGATATTTTACAATCACCAAATCCTATTATATAACTAATAATTATTCTTTAACTATTATATCGCACATTTTACTGGACACAGAATAATAAAAATGTAAAATCAATATTCCTATGTCGTGGTCTTCGACCACTCCTCCTGAATATAAAAGAAATCCTACGAACTCCCTATGGTCGTTCTCCGGATTTTTCAATATTCCTACGAGCTCCTCCATTGGGGGCAAAGCCCCCAGTGAAACCCCTTTTGCTTCTTACTTTTCAGCTAGGCTGCGCCTACCCAAAAGTAGGATTCAGTAGCTCTCCGAAATATTACACCTTCTTATATTTCAAACTCAGAGATTCTGCGAATAAAAGGGGGTCGTAAAGTTTATTTTATAGAGGTTGTTATTTGTTTCTCTATAATATTCCAATCTTCCATAATGATAATATGGGTTTTGTCGAAGCTCTTTGAATTTTTCGGGGGTTTCTTCCTTTAACTTTTGTAAATATTTTTTACTATTTTCTTTCATTCGTTCTTTGCTCATTTCGTATTTTTTTTTACGAATATTTTCAGTTTCATTTTCGTTTTTTACTTCAATGTTTTCCATTTTATTAGTATATTATAGTATTTTTTACACATTTTTCAATATTTCTACGAGCTCCCTTCGGTCGCTCTCCGCAATATAAAAGAAATCCTACGTCGTGGCCTTCGGCCACTCCTCCGGATTTTTCAATATAAAATAAATCCTCCTGATTTTTTAGTATATTTGGTATTCGTAAATACCCGGTCTAATATAAAGATAAAGATTATATATATAATTGGTTATATAGATAACTGTATTCGTAAAAGGTGTAAAACATGGAACTTGCACTTCAAGCGGAAATATACTATCCAGTTCTCAATGAAGAACATAACTATATAGACAAAACACCTTCCAATATTTCGCACGGAATCAGATGCCCGTGTTCTTTGAAAAAAGACAAGGTATATATTACAAACACTCTTTTTAGTGGTCATACAAAAACGAAACGACATCAATCATGGTTAGCGGAACTGAATATGAATAAAGTAAATCATATCAAAGAAAACGAGGAACTAAAGAAAACCGTAGATAATCAAAGAAAAATCATATCTCAAATGGAGAAGGATATAGTGATAAATTTACGTACAATCAATTATTTAACACAACAAGTGATGAAACTATCGACCACATCTAACGAAGATGTAGTTGTTACTAATTTGTTAGATATATAGTCGAATATTGAAAAATCCGGAGAGCGACTGAAAGGAGCTCGTAGGATTTCTTTTATATTTTGGAGAACGACCGCAGGGAGATTGTAGGAATATTGAAAAATCCGGAGAGCGACTGAAAGGAGCTCGTAGGATTTCTTTTATATTTTGGAGGAGTAGTCGAAGACCATGTCATAGGAATATTAAAGGGGCTGGATAGTGGCCGAACGATTAAATAGTCATTCTCAAAGAATTCGTATATTTGTTTTTCTTGTTCTTTGAATGTCGGTGAGATAATACAACCGCCTTTTCGAACCCTTCGTCCTTTTTATACAAATCATTCAATATAAAATCCATAAAATCACCCACCCCTTTTTCTGTTTTGTCAAATTCGACGATTGAAAGAAATGTATTGGTATCTTTCGATTTCCTCATAAAATCAAAGAAATGTCCCAGGTTATAAAGTATCCTAGACTTAAGTATATAATATGAATACAGAGTAACCGACTCTTTCAATATCAGCTCCCGTTCAGCTTCTTTGAAGCTTTCTGTACGACTAGAGCTCCCTATTTCTATTCCGTAAAATGACAATATTTTCACATACTGGTGTATTGCCCACTCTTGCTGAAGACGCAACCGACCCAACGCCAATTTTAAACGAGGTGTCTTTAATAAAGTATACAAAACATCCGCCCAAGTTTCAGTATAGGCCTCGTATAACCGCAAGTCTTTGTTGCCAATATTCCTACGAACTCCCTTCGGTCGCTCTCCAGAATATAAAAGAAATCCTCCGGATTTTTTAATACCAAAAAACTCCATTGCCCGTTGATTGGCAAACGCATTCAGGTGATTATTACTAGCAAAGTCTAGTCCAAATGCATGTATGAGTTCATGAATCAAGACTTTTTCCCATTCCTCTTCGCGGTAAATAAATACCTGGTTTTTCAAAGAACATCCGAACGTGAAACCAGTATTGACGTTTTCCTCTTTCAGTTCTCGGTCTAAATTTGTATCAGTAGGTAATGTCTTTTTCAAATCGGTCAAATATAAATATATGGATAATTCAGTGGAACAATTTGGGAATGGGAGAATGGATTCTTCCCCGTTGTGTCCATTTTCTTTGATAAATAATGAAAGAATAGTAGAAACCGCATCAAATACTCTATTGTAAACCTCGTTGGGGGGGGTATGATGGCGGGGTGAGTCCATTTTTAACGTTTTATTTCGACCCGTTGTTTTAATTTTCATAGGAGCTCCCCCATTGGGGGCTTCGCCCCCAGTGACCCCCCTTTTGCTTCTTACTTTTGGGTGGGCATAGCCTATCCGAAAAGTAGGATTCGGTCGCTTTCTGGAATATAACGGAAATCCTTCGGTGGTTTTAACCCGATAGGTTTTATTGGATGAGTATAAGGAGGTATATGGACGATTATATACCCGCTTATTATAAGGAAGTATGATATACAGTTTTATTACACGTCCACCAGTGAAATACAGTTTATAAATCCGACCTATCTTTTTCAAAGAAGAAATATACCTTTGTATAGAATCAGTTATATAATGATAATTGGGAGGGTCAAAATGAGTGAAATCGATGGCTTCGTACACAGGTGCGCGTTTAGCCCTTTGTTTACAGTTTGAAACATGATTATATAATAATGAAATAATCTCTTGTGACGAATCTGTGGAAAGAGAATGTGACATATTATTAGTTATAATATTGTATATTTTTTGTTATATGAAAAAATATACAAGTATTTCAACTTCCTACGAGCGACCCATGCTACCCACCATGCCGTAGGAATACTTTTATATTGAAAAATCCGGAAAACGACCGTAGGGAGTTTGTAGGATTTCTTTTATATTGCGAAGAGCGACTGAAATTAGCTCGTATAAATATTGAAAAATCCGGAAAACGACCGTAGGGAGTTTGTAGGATTTCTTTTATATTGCGAAGAGCGACTGCAAGGAGCTCGTAGGATTTCTTTTGTATTGCGAAGAGCTCGTATAAATATTATATAATGGATGTCAAAAAACACCCCTTGAAATCATTGGTACCGGTATGATTCAAACTGATAGAAACATCGATAAATATTTCTCCTCCCAATTTAACCCATCTATCGCAAAATAGCCAATCTTCCGACAAAAAGTGGTCATATCCAACATCACAGTTGAAAAGTGCATACGCATATTTATTTTCATCCTTCAATAAAAAACCGGTGTCATCAGTATACTTGGTATGGGAATATTGTTTCATCATATCTTCAATCATTTTTCTATGTAACATCATAAACCCAGTCGCCACATGTCTAACAGCTGCTATATTATTAGTAATACTCACTTGCGGATTAAGAAAGTTGATATTGTAATCCAACAACGATGCTTGAATATAATCTGGTCTTGAAATGCTGTTTTTCAAAATAGAAGATTCATATTTGTCCAATAGCGACTGTACCACATTTGAGTTGTACGGGTTTTGTCTATCAACTAATAATTTGTTCCAGTCATATTTTTTTAATGGATATACGCCGCCTATTATCGGTTTATTTGCCAATACCAGTTTTAATACGTCAAGTGCGGACCATGTAATATCATTATCAATAAACATAATATGGGTAGTTTTAGGGTCTGACATCGCTTTTGCAACCAAGTTGTTTCTCGCGCGCGTTATAAGACTATCATTCCTACAAAATAGTACGTTAACAGTAAAGTTGAATCGGTTAAATAGCTCGATTGTTTTCAAAAGAGAAAGAGTATAGTTAATATCACAAGTTCCGTTATAACAGGGTGTCAATATATATAACAGTGGTTTATAGGTTTTGACATAGTCCATTACTTGTTTGTTAAATTTATCGCCCTCATTGTCTACTTTAAACTCTAAATTTATATTTGGATTAGTTGTTTTACTGGATGACGATGATTCTTGTATTTCCGTTACTTCAAATGTGTTAGTATTATTAATATTGTCATTATTATTGTCATTATTATTATTATTATTATGTAATGGTGAGTTGTTATATGACATATTGATGTTTTCCATATAATTTAAGTATTATCATAGTCTTTATATTTATTGAAGAATACAAAGAGCGAACAAAAAGTACTATGGGTCGCTCTCCGGAATATAAAAGAAATCCTACGTCGTGGCATTCGGCCACTCCTCTTGATTTTCAATATCTCTACGAGCTCCCTTCGGTCGCTCTCCGCAATATAAAAGAAATCCTACAAACTCCCTCATTGGGGGCGAAGCCCCCAGTGAAACCCCCCTTTTGCTTCTTACTTTT